ACTTGTCAAGTAAATTCGACATAAATAGTCCTATGGATAAAACACAAAAATACTCCTCAAAAGAACTGTTCGACTGGTTAATCAATAAGGCCAGAACTGACAATGGTGTTCGTAAGCGCATCTTGGGTGCGACACAGCAGCAGACAGGTTCGACGCTTATTGGTAAGATGTACTTGTTTACATATGATGCCAAGCACAAGGACAAATTACCGATCTGGGACAAGTATCCTCTTGTCTTTCCAATTGAACGATATAATGACGGTTTTCTAGGTCTCAATGTGCATTATCTCGGTCTGCGTGAGAGAGAAGCATTATTGAATCAATTAATACAGTATTCTACAGCACGAAATCTCACAGAACGTTCACGTTTGCGTCTGACCTATGATTTGATCGCAGGCACAAAGAAATTGAGTTCTTTGGCGCGTCCATGTGTCAAACGTTACCTTTTCAGTCATGTTCGCAGTAAATTCGTAGAAATTCCAGCAACAGAGTGGGATAGAGTAATGCAATTACCTATCGCTCTATGGATCAAGCAAGGTTAAGAAATGTCAAATATACCAATTCAGAACCCACCAGAAAACCTTACCATGGGCGATGGTATAGCGTATCAGGCAGCATATGGTGGTCTCGCCAAGTCAGCAAGATACGCTATTCGTATTATACCAGTTGGTTCTTTGCTTGTAGGTCTTAAATACAATGACTTTCTGAGACAGTTTACATATCTGTCTGATTCAGCAGAGTTGCCTGGTCGTGCATTCATGAATATTGATATTCGCTATTATGGTCCTAACTTTAAAGTACCATTTCAGTCACAGTATGAAGACACAACCATTTCTTTTCTATGTCGCAATAGATCATATGAGAGACAATTCTTTGATGACTGGATGGAAATAATTAATCCAACCAATCTATGGGATTTCAATTATCGTGATGATTATCGTGCAACCATAGAGATATTCCAGTTGGCAGACTATGCTGATCCTAATGGTATTGAATCTGGTACAGGTCCAACCGCGGGTCAAGCAATGTACAAGTGGACAGTGCATGATGCATTTCCGCTTATTGTCAATCCTCAACCAGTTACATGGGCAGATGATAACTTTCATCGTCTGTCTGTTTCATTTACATACACCAAGTGGACTCGCGTTGGTCGTGACGCAACGCCTGGTTCATTCAGAACAGCAACAGATTTCATCAAGGGTAGCAATTCGCTGAACCTACCTAAACTATAATTTATGGAGTAATTAATGTTACCTAAGATTGATGTACCGATATATGAATTGACATTACCATCTAATGGAAAAACAGTTCGTGTCAGACCATTTCTGGTCAAAGAAGAAAAACTGTTACTGATCGCAGTCGAAAGCAAAGATCAGAATACGATTATACAGACAACGAAGCAAATCATCAATAATTGCTTGGTCGATGAAGATGTGAATGTAGATAAGATGCCGTTCTTTGACGTTGATTATCTATTCATTGCTCTACGTGCCAAGTCTATTGGTGAAACAGTTGCAGTCAATTTCATCTGCAATATACCAAACGAAGAGCAAAAGAAGTGTGGCACAGTCTTTCCAGTAGACATTGATATTAGCAATTGTGAGATAAAGAAGAAAGAAGATGTGTCGAATATCATCAAGTTGACTGACCGTGTATCAGTGAAGATGAAGTATCCGTCATATGAGGTCATGAAGCGATTCAATGAGACAGAAGACGCACTGTCCAAGAAGGTCAAGATCATTGCTGCTTCTATAGATCAAGTCATCGATGGTGATAATGTGCAGTCATCAAAAGATTTCAGTCGTGAAGAATTGGAAGCATATCTTGAGGGATTTACTGAGGAACAATTCAAGAAGGTAGAGTATTACGTAGATAACTTTCCTTCGTTTGTCGTAAAGGCACAGGGCATGTGTCCTAAGTGTAAATACAAGCACAACTTGGAATATACGGACTTTACAAGTTTTTTTCGCTAATGCTCGGTCATGACAAGTTGATGAATTATTTCAAAACCAACTTTTCATTAGTACAACACCACAAATATAGTCTGGCTGAGCTTGAGAACATGATGCCTTGGGAACGTATTATCTATATTGAGTTGCTTGCCCAATACATCAAAGAAAAAGAAACCGAAAGACGCGAAGCAGAATTGATTGCAAAGCAGAAGAGATAACAAATGGCGTTTAACAATCTAACCGTTGATTTCAGAAAACTATCTAGAATTCCTGTGCGTGACCGTGCTGAGTTGCTACGTGCGCCACAGGCGTCAGATATCTTCGGTAATATGACACCATCGCAGATTGCCAAGTTGGTTCCAAGTTACTATCAGAACTTGGCATCAGGTGTATCGACAGGTGCTATGAGTTCTGCTATGAGCGGTGGTTCTGGAGGTGGTTATAGACCATCTTCTGGAGGTAGTGCATCACCAGCACCAACTGTAAACAGACCACCGCCTCGTCCTGGTTTTATTCAAGATGTTCTATTGCAAGGTGCTGATACACCTGCATTGAGTACAGGTGACCTTAACCTAAAAGATAGAAGATCATTGTTGAAAGGCACATATGATGCTTTCAGACGCGCAGGATTCTCTGATCAACAGTCAAGAGCATTGGTTGCTGAAGTAGGTCGTGAGAATAGTTTCAGACCTGGTATTATGTTTGGTAATCATGCTGAACCTGGCAGATTACATCAAGGTCGTATGAATGTCGGTATCTTCAGTATGGCAGGTGCCAGAAAAGATGGTCTCGTTCGATATATGCAGTCTCAAGGCCTTCTAAACGAAGACGGTGTTTCTTTTGCTGCCGGACAAGCATCATTGGATGCCATGGCAAGATATGCAAAGATGGAAATGGATGGTAATCCTGAAGCACCACTTTCACCTGGTCAATTAAAGGCAGCACAGCGATTTCTATCTGATCCTACAGCAGATCAACAAAATGCAGGTTCAAACCTAGCGGGTTGGATTGCATGGGATATTGCTGGTCGCCATCACAATGCTGCCGAATCACTTAGAAGAAGAGATATGCACCGTGATGAAATAGACGCGGTTCTTAGTGAACTGCCCGCTGAAGCAGTAAACCCTGTAACACAGACTAATCCAGCAGGTGCAGATAACGGTGCTGTTATACCTTTACTAAAAGGTGATCAGTCGGCAGAAACCACAGCAACGGCAGTGCCAGCAGGTGAAGTTGCACAACGTACTATGGTTCTATCTCTCGGCACAAACGATTGGGATAACTCTGCAAGTACATATCAGAACGTGCTTGATACAATCAATGCCGCAAAAGAAAAAGGATATAAAGTTGTAGTTGTACCTCCTACAGGTTCGAACGACAAGTTCAAGACTGTGCATAATGCTGTTATACAAGCAGCAACAGAAGCAGGTGCAACTATTGAGCAACCACAAGAATATGGTCCTGATGGATATCATCCAACCGCTAATGAATATAAGCGTATCGGTGAAAAATATGCTGGTGCGGTTGTTGTCGGTGATAGTATTGCCAATGGTATCGGTCAGCATGTAGAAGGTGGTAAGACAGTTGCAAAAGACGGTCTGAATTCTAGTGTTATTCGCACCAACGTTCTATCGGATGATGTACCTCAGAATGCACCTGTACAAGTTACGCCTCAGACACAGACATTCAATGTTCAGATATTAGAGCAAATGGATCCTCGTATCAAGCAATGGTATGAGAAAGCACCACCTGAAGACCGCGCAAAGATGGAAAAAGCAATCATGAAGTTGGGTGCTGAAGGTGTTAACAATATCGCTAAAAATCATCCATCAGCAAGTCCTATTGCAGTTGGTGATGCTGTAGGTGGATTATACAGTAATGTTGTGGAAAAGCAGGGTCAAGTTGCCGGCGTGCGCCGCGGTGCTATCAAGGAAGAACTGAAAGAATCGCTAAGTTATGCAGCAGACCAAGCAGGTAATGATCAATATAAGGTAGAGATTGATGTTACCTCAGGCGGCCAAAGAATGGAAGGTGCGCCGGGCGCTAAGGGTTCACATCGTCATGATGATGGTGGTGCAGGTGACTTCAATGCCTATCTTGTCAATAGAGAGACAGGTGAGAGAATATTGCTTGATCCTAGAAACCAAGAGCATATTCCATATATCAGTAAGATGACAACAGCATTCTCAAGAGTTCATCCTGATGCTGGTGTTGGTGCATTGTATATGGATGATCCAACAAAGATTCACTTTGGTGGTGATGATGTAAGCGAACATGGTGGTCATGCCCGCGGTCCTCTCGCATATGAAGGTCCTGATTGGTTTAAGCAAGCACATGCTCAAGGTGTAGCACAACAACAGCAAGACGCAAAAGACGGATATAATGCAAAAGCAGAATGGCGTCAGAAGAAGATAGAAGCACAGTCACAGCAAGTTGTACCGACACCACCTGGCACCGAACCTGTCACTCCGACACCGCAAGTAGATGATACTGCACCAATTGATTTGAAGAAAGCACCAACTGCGGCGCCTGCACCATCATTAGCACCAGCAGATATTCCACCTATTGAATCACAACCAAACTTCAAGTTGGGTGGTGTTGCAAACTTGGTTGATGAGCAAATGTCTGTAAAGGGTGCTGATGGTAAAGGATTCAACTTCAATGCAAATGAAGAAGTGAATATCAAAAACGGTAAAGCAACAGTACAGAATGAATTCAAGAAGAAGACTGAAGAGACAAGACAGAAGACGGATAACCCAATGCCTAAACCGGTTAATCAGGGTGCTATGCGTTCTTCATCCAGTTCTAGCGGTTTTCAGCAGCAAGCAAAGCATATGATCGTGCCGCATTCACCGTCAGCACAACGCCATTTCGAGGCCTCACGCTTTAACGATAAGCATTTCAGAGGCAACGGTTCTCGTAACATGACATAAAAAAGGGAGAGCATTTCTGCTCTCCCCTCCAACACGCACTATGCTCGGTGCGAATTAATCGTCAGCAAGACCCTTGAAGTAGTTAAGGTCCTCATCCTCTTCGGTATCGAACGGAGGAGTATCTTCAACTGACTTACGCTTCGAAGGACCATCAAAGGTTGGCTTCGATGAAGCAATATCAGTTGCAACCTTACGGGTTGAATGCATAGAAGTGCTTTCAGCAACTTCAGCAGTCTCACCAAGAACTTCCTGAAGACGCTTCTTCAGTTCGTCATAGGTCTTGAAGTTCTTCGGATCGGTGAATTCCTTAAGGGAATACTCACGCTTCCAAATCTTCTCAAGTTCGTCATCATCATCTGACAGTGCAGAAGGATTGTCGAAGGTAGACTGGTCATAGTTAAGATAACCGGCGACCATACGAGTACGCAACTTGAAGTTCGCGCCCTTCCAAAGGTCGAATGGATTGACAGGCACATCGCCTTCATATTCAGGGTTCATCGCAAGAGTGATCTTGTCGAAAATCTTCTTACCGAACTTGAAGAGGAAGACCTTGCCTTCGTTCTCGGGATTGCTAGGATCCTTGACAACAAGAATGTTGGCAATGTAATGCAGACGGCGCTTCTGATCGCGGGCCTGCTTTCTCTGCCAAGAGTTGTCATCAGTAGAAGCATTCCAAAGCTGAGAGTTGTACTCGCTCACAGGATCCTTCTGACCGATAGTGGTCAGCGAGTTCTCAATGTACCACTTGCCGGTGGGACCCTTGAACCCGTGATCGAAGTAACGTACCCAAGGAAGACCATCATCACCATCAACTGCGGGCGCAGGAAGGAAACGAATAACGGCAGAACCGTTACCAGACTTGTCACGCGACAACTTCCAAAAGCGAGTGTCTTCTTCGCGTTCGTTAGACTGTGGGGCGTTGATCTTTTCGATTTCCTTGGTGAGGCGGGAAAGGTCAGATGAGGTCTTCTTGAGGGATGCAAAATTTGCCATATGTATGTTCCTTGTATATCAGAGTATGATTTGTATAGTTTGTATATAATAGCACAGGATTCTCCCTGTGTCAAGTATATATATGCCCACTCAGTCTCTCCTTGAGCATTTCTTTAAATTTATTTCTGTCAAT